AGGTTGGCAACCGGACGGCCGCATTGATGTTCCGTCGCTGTGTGCATTTGGTGACATACGGCGATGACCTCCTCTGCAGCATCAACGCAAAGGTGGTGCCAGTTGAATTTGTCGAGAAGGCTGGCAACTTCAGCTGCAAGACGATGCAAGCAGCGTTGGCCAAGATCAACATTCAGTTCACGGACGCGGCAAAGAACACGGCGGATAAGACACAGGATTACTCGCCGCATGATAAGATCACATTCTTGAAGCGCTCGTTCGTGGCAGTGCATTGTCCTGGCTACGGCTATGATGTCCAGTACACGGCTCCACTGGACAAGAAGAGCCTATCCAAGATGTTGCACTACACGATGGATAAGAACACAGTCGCTCCACTCGACGTGCTCAAGTCCACGCTGAAGTCGCTTGGCATCGAATCGTACTTCCAAGGCCGAGAATTCTTCGAATGCATGAGGCTGACCGTGCTCGAAGCCCTTGAGGAGTACAGCGAAAAGGAGTTCTTCATCAACGTGGACGACTTCATTTTTCCGACATATGACATGTATCAGGCATGGTATGTGGCTACAGTCAGCCAAGCCGCGTTGTACGCGGACCCTTGTGACGTCTCGCCTGGTAATGTCCATCCTATCAGGCGCGACTGTGGTTCAGACCTAATGAGTATGCCCGCTCCCCTGGCGAAGGCACGTAATCTGAATCAGTGCATGGCTGAGTTTGATGTGGTGGAGAGTGGAGACCCACCGCACGGCGGAGCCATAGCGGTGTTCACCGCTGGGACAGCGCCCCAGGGTGCTCGGATAAGTGACCAAAGGTGCGAGGGTTTGAGCGTGCCCCGCACTTGTGAAACGCTCCCTGAAATAATAAAAGAAAACTACAAAGCAGAAGAACTGCAAATGGGCGATCCTCTCACAAAATTCTACGATGCTGGACGAGAGAGGACAGAGGAGCTGGTCAACAATCTAGACTCCTCCTTTGACACCGGAGAAGTGCCCGATTACACCCTCGCCAACTGGCTGGCGAGGCCGGTGAAAATTGCCGAGACGACGTGGAACGAAGATGCGGACTTCGCGCTGACACTCAATCCGTGGTACCTATTCTACAACAACTCTGAAATTTACAGCAAGTTGAAGGGCTTTTCTAGGCTGCGGTCGAAGCTTCACGTGAAGCTTATTTTGAGTGCGTCGCCATTCCAGTATTCAATGGGCATCATGTCCTACAAGCCGTTGGGTGATGACACTACGACCGATACATTCTGTGGCGGAATGAACGGTCTGGCGAAGCACGCGTTCCCTGATGAGGCCCTCTTGAGCATCCACACGTCACGGCCGCACACGTATTTCTATC